CTATGTTTTGCTAATTATACAATCCATTTGGTCGAAATTGGCAATGATGTCTGCCATGAAGAATCTGTCTCGTCAAGTCCAATCGCTAGATAACGAAAAGCGTCTGCTGCATGACTAGCCCAATCATGGAGAGGCTTTTCGTAGAAAACTACACGCTTCTCATCATGTTCCCGCCGATAGTTCCTTAGCGCATTAAGTCCTGCTTTTGTTCTTGTGTGGAACCAGCATCTCGGCAACATCCGTCGCACAGACTGTATCCCGTCGGCAATAGATAATCTCGGAGCAACTGTGATGCTAAGACCCGCTTCCTCCAGCATCTCCTTGCGGCTCTTTCCGGTTCCAAGTTCTCTAACCTGCACGTCATGTGGCAGGATTTGGTCGAACTTTTCATAACCCTTCTCCCGCAGCCAGCCAACGTACCAGTCCAAACCTACCCCATGATTCTCAACGAAATCGATGAGCCTGATCTCTTTGCCCACCAGTTGAGCAACCCACATTGAAGTCGAATCGCTAATCCCCAAATCCCAAGCAACGTAGCTACGGCACAGACCGTCAGTAGGAAAGTCAGTAATACGACCATCGTTCTCAAGATCGTTAAGGATTTTCCCATAGTAGCTCCCTGAAACGGCTGCATTGAAGCTGCACTCGAACTCTTGCAGATACCGATCTTCACCAATTTCCCTACGAACAGCCTTTAGCTCATCGTCTGGCAAGACACCAGTTTCACTAGCTTTGAACTCTAGGAACTTCCAGCCTTCCTCTACTTTGGCACTTTCGGCTAATTCGTAGAAATGGTTATTGCCTTTAGGAGTACCAATGAACAAGCACCACCCACGACGGTCGGCAAGAGCAGGTCGGATAACTTCGTTCCAAATGGCTGGATTCTGATCGCCAACTTCGTCGATAACCACGCCATCGTAATAGCTACCGCGCAGGTCATCAAAGTTGCTAGACCCAAAAAGACTAATGCTACGCCCATAAAACTCAGCCCGTAGGTCAGATACATTGTAGGTAGCTCCTAGTGGTCTAGTAAATTTCTGAAGGTAACTCCAAGCAACCCTCTTAGCCTGTCCGTAAGTAGTTGCGACGTAGGCGTATCTAGGCTCCTCCAGTGGACATTCGATAGCAGCCTTGATGAGATGATTGAGTGCCGAGACAGTTTTGCCCATTCTTCTATGAGCCACTACCACCGTAAAACGGCTCTGCTCTATAGCATCATGGATTTGAATCTGCTGCTCCCTAGGCTCGTAGGGAATAATTATTTCAGCCACGATACCCGCAGTTCAAACACTTGCTATTGACCAGAAATGCGCTGCAACTAGGACAATTTGTCGGCTTGTAACTCATTTCTTTCCTCCCCACTTGATAACCATCTCCTGAGCTTCTCCATCCTTGCCTGTTACCTCTGTCCTAGCCAGCTTGGGTATATGGTACTCAGATAGTTTATTCATTAGGTCTAGTGCCTTATACGGATCCTCTGCTGCGACCTCGTTTAGCCACTTGTCCATATTAGGCGCATTACGCTCTAATAGGTTAGCAATAGCCTCTCTAACAATCGCTGTGGACTTGTTAACAGCACCTTTAGGTCTGCCTTTGCCCATATTCGTTAGATTTGCTACTCGTGCATCTTCCTCTATTTTACTGAGGTAGTCTGTTTCCATAATTGCAATACCTTTCGGTGTCTTGCTGTAGTTGTTTAAGTTCTAACTCTAATCTTTCTATTGCTCTTTGCGCTCGTTCTTTTTGTTCTTTATTGCTTGTTTGCTTTAGTACAACTTTTTGCCAATATAAGCAAGTCTCTGTTGCCTTAATAGTATTTGGCATTACTTTACCTGTCTGACTGCTGTTGGGTTCCATACGACAGCTTTTGTCGGGTCAAGTAAACCGCCGTAACCATACTCTTTCGTTAAACGCTCTAGGTCTGTCAAATACTGCGGCTGATCGAAACGACCTTGACCATATCTCGACAAATAACTTGTGCGATTCCTGATGTCTGCCAGATTTGCCAACATTAACGGATCGGCTGTTATATCGTACAGGTTAGGCACTTGCGCCGTGTAAACATTTCGCCCAAGACCTACCTCTGGCGTAACTGTTTCAGGAGTTCCTCGATAGAAATATGTTCTATCAACTACCGGATTCTTAGTGTATTTCAACCTTGCCGCTTCCTGTCCAGCAATACCCGACCCATATTTCGTTGGATCAAGTTCTAGTAACCCACCAACTTTACCGAAATGTGTCAGTTCGCTAGGCGCAACAGGCATTGGAACTTGCTGAGAAGCTCTCAAATATTCAGGCATCCCACCTGCAAAATCTAGTCTTGTGAACTCTGGTGGTAATGCTAAAGCAGCCTGTTTCGCATATTGCCAATCGTTACCAAGCTCTCTCAAAGTACCAGCAATTTCGTTTGCCAATCCAGTATCTCCACGCCTTTGCGCTTCATACTGGACTGCTCTCAAATCCTCCATCTTACGGACTAGAGAAGCATTGATCGGTGTGTAATTAACGAAACTGTTTTGACCTCTGGTCTCGCTAGTCATTGCAATTCTTGCAAGCGGAGAGTACATCTGTGCATGGGAACCCCAAGCAACTTCCTCACCTAAAGCACCAAAACTATTCCCTCGAATCCCATGCCCAAAAGCGTCATGTACAGCCCTGAACATCTCATTGCTGTTTAGACCAGTCTCTTTATCAACCTCGTGCAAAAAGTCATGACGATCTCCACCCTTGTAAACAGTTAAATTCCCATGAAGAATCATATCTCTGACTGCTTCAGGAGAATCTAAATAATTACCCTGACCAGTATGGAACTGTAGTCTAAGCGGCAAATTTCTGAATTGGTCGATTGTTTCTTTTTCTAATTGCTGATACGACTTTGCTACTAAATCGTCATAGTCTTTAATGTTGTACTGCTGAATAATCTGCGAATACTCTGGGTCGTTGACGTAAGCATTAAATACTGCATCTTTTTGCGACTTTGATCCGTCAGCCAATAACTCATAAGACCTGCCTATACCGCTTTGTTTTGCCAGACTACTTTCCGGCATCTTCAAGTCAAACTGATACGGCTTCCCTAAAACATTTTGCGAATATGTATTTGCTACGTTAAATAGCGGATTTTGAGCCGGATCACTTAATCTAGCTGAAACTTGCCTGTTCGCTTCTTGTTCATCAACGCCATATATAGCGCGTCCCCTTCCTCTAGCTTCGGCAGCTGTTCCGGCATATACCCCAAACCCCTGAGCTTGCTTAAAAGCATCTCCGCTTTCTGCAAGCTGGCGGGGAGTGACGTTGTAGAAACCGCCTTCTTCTGAGATTTGGTAGTTTTTGGCATCTTTTAATCCTTTCCCGAATGAAGGCAAGGCACTATCCATGCCAGTCCTTACCCCGCTTAAAACAGCTTTGCCAACCCTAGCACCAGTCATCGCAGCCTTAGCTGGTAAATACCCTACCGCTGCTACATCAAGTACATCTAATGGCTGTGGAGCTTTCCCTAAACCAACGTCTGTGTACGCTTTTTCAAACCCTGTTAGACCTAAAACATCAGCAGGTTTGATAGCCTGTAGAACCTGACCTAAATTGACATTCTGCGTCTGCAATCCACCGGGAATTACTTCACCAGTTGGAGCTTGCTTAGGCGCAAAGTTATATCCTGTAGGAATCGTTACCTTAGTCTCAGGTTTGTAGCCGGGAAACAGTTTCGCTAGGTCAGCAGCCGTACCAGCACGATTAACGTACTCTTTAGCAATACCAGCACCACCAGCAATCTTCTGGAATACGTTTTCAGGTATCGGCGTGACAGTCGTACCGCTGGCCAACGCCTCTTGAGCTATCTCCTGCGGACTCTTAACCCGCATCTGCTCCATAAAGAGCATCTTCTGTAATTCTGCTTGTGTTGGCAACTTGCGAAACTCAGCCATAAATAGCCTCGTACATATCCGGTCTGTGAGCCTTGATCCACTCTCTCGGCTCCTCATGGCATTTCTCGTAATCCATCCCTACTGTTTGACTACCAGCATGATGAACATACGCCCTGCTTACGAAATGCCTAAATCCCGCTTTTTGCAGGTCATGGCAAATTATATTATCTGAATACCAATTTGTGCTAGGAAACTTCGCTGTATCCCAAGCCTCTCTCGTTATAGCGGCAAATATTGGTGCTATTACCGGAGTTTCCTTAATGAAATTCTCATGGCTCCACCTAACCCCATCTCTGCCGCCACCTTCAAACCTAATGTTCTGGTCTGGCAACACATAGTCGCTTCTTGCACCAAGAAAACCTATTCTTTGCCCGTTTTCCTCAAGAATTTGCTTATCTTCCCGTAATAGTGATAGTGTACTTGGATTAATGACAACATCATCGTTAGCCACAATCAATGAATCAAACCGTATCCGTCCAAAAACATCGCTGATGGCCTCATTATATGAGTCTCCAAAATTTCTACCAGTATTGGGTCGGACGATAACATTGGGAAGGATTCGTCGGAATCTCTCTCCTCTGGCAGCGTCAACGCTATAAATGTAAACGGGTAATGATGGTGCATAAACCTTTATGCTTTCTAGCAATATGCTGATGCCGACGTTACTTACCGTACAAATGACTATGGCTTGCATAAGCCCCAAAAGTAAAGGTCTGCTGGACTAGAGTTGCTGCTGAACTCGTAATGTAGAAACTTGTCCATATCGCAGTTTTCTAGGAAATCCTGCTCCGTTAAGTTCCTGTAGTAATCACCGCAATACGGCGCATCCTCAGGGCTTGTACGCCTCGTTCCATGCTCAGGCCTACCAGTCGTAGCACAAGTCATTATGACGATCCCTGAAGCCATCCTGACCATATTCTCGAACGTCTTTACCCACTCAATGTTATGCTCGAAACACTCACAGGATATTGCTACGTTGAAACTCTTATCAGGAAAGTCTAGTTCCTCTCCCTTAGCCACAAGGTCAACGCCCTTGCCCTCGCCTAGATCAACCCCTAAATACTCACAATCCTCAAAGAATTGCCTTACTGAACCGTTAATGTCTAGACTGCCTACTTCTAGGACTTTCTTACCGGAAAAGAACTGCGGAAAGCGACGCTTAACCATCGCCACAAAGTCTAGCTGGCTCTGATGGCTCACCACTTAACCTTGTTTGCCCAATACGCAGCAGACATCTTACCCTTCTGGATGTTCTCGGCATGACGAGCCTTAAATGACTTACGACGGGCTTCTTCAGACTTGGATTCACCCTCTCTAGCCGGAGAACCTGATACACCCTGCTGACCAAACCGGATTAGCTTGACCTGCTCTCCCTGCTTGGCGAGAACAGCATGACTTTTAGTAGGATGACTCGGAGTCCTCTTAGGCTTGTTATAGCCAGCAAACTCCTCCGAACCACGCTTAATCGCCATTCTTTTTACCCTTTTTCTTGCCCATCGGAATCTTGATCTCTATCTCAATCTCATTAACCCCGTTCTTTTTCTTCTCTTTCTCGTCCTCAAGATACTGCTTGAGCAACTCTTTGTCGGACATTTTCTTACCGTTCTTCATCATTTTTTCCTCGCGGCTCTCATGTTATCCACCATGTTTGGATATGGTCTGCCAGCTTCCTTAGCCATGCGTTTAGCTGATGCCTTTTGAGCAGGACTCAACTTCTTAGGCTTGCCAACGTCTTTAGGTCTGGCTTTATCCCATATAGGCTTGGCTTTCATTTCTTCTTGCCTTTCTTAGCCATACCTGCCTCGCTAAGTGCGATTGCAATGGCTTGCTTGGGATTTTTTACAACTTTCCCATCTTTGCCAGAATGTAAAGTTCCTTCTTTGTACTCACCCATTACCTTGCCAACCTTCTTCTGAGCCTTGGTCATCTTTTTCATTTAGCAACTCCGCTAGTTCATCCTGAAGCTCTGCCTCAGTCACACCATATTTACGCTCGAAAGCCTTACGACCTAACCCATGATAGCCAGTATTTCCTCGATGATGCTCAGGACATAGCGGCAAAACATTGTCGTGAGAGCTACGAACTCCCATCCCAAGCCCTAATCCTCTTACATGGTGAATCTCTGCCGGAGTGCCGGGATAACCATTTTTATAACAGATTATGCAGCCTATGTCAGCCACTTTAGCTAGGTATTTGGCTTCGCTTTTTTTCATCTATTCGCTTAGCTCTTTCTGGATCGTAATCGGCAAATCCGTCTACATCCCCACATTCAGGGCATTCTGTCAGATAGTCCTCTGAAAATACACATCTGCCCTTTGG